CCGGCCTACATCGATGAGAACTACGCCGCGGACAGCACCAATCCCCCGGCGTTCTTCTGCATCGAAGGGAATGAACTTCGGATCAACCCCCCCGATGGGTCCTACACCCTCTCCATCGCCTACACCAAGACGACCGGAAGCGTCCTGACCGCGGTTGCTGGGCCGCTGATCCAAACCTATCCAAGCCTTTACCTCTATGGCTCTCTCAAAGCCTCAGCGGGGTACATCGGTGAGGATGGGCGGATAGCCGTCTGGGGCTCCGAGTATGAGCGGATCATCAACCGCATCCGGGTGGCCGATCGTAACCGGAAATACGGGGCTGGCGGCGCTCCCACTGTCTCCGGGGCTACCCCATGACGCCCTTCGGCCCCTGGACACCCGATCAGCCGGAATACCAAGGTCCTGGTGTGGTGGACGTGTCGAACGTCCTCGCTCTGGGAGAATTGCATTACACCTCCATCCCGAGCTTGATCGAGCAAGGGAATGCTCTGGACGCCAGATGCCAGGGGGCTGGTACCTTTCGAGGCATCAATGGGGAAATCGCCAGCTTCGCCGGCACCATCGACAAGCTCTATTCCTTCAACGGCACAACCTGGAGCGATGTCTCACGTACCGTGGGAGGAGCCTACAACGTTGACCCCGGCGACGGCTGGTCAATGAAGGCTTTCGGGAACTACGTAGTTGCCTTGGACGGTGAAGCCGCTCCGCAAGTCTGGACCTTGGGCAGCTCGACCAATTTCGCGGCCCTGGCTGGATCTCCGCCTGTCGGAAGATTCGGCGGTGTCGTTGGCATTCATTTCGTCATTGCCCGAATTGCCGGCGCTCTCAACAAACTCGCCTGGTGCGGGACGACTGGTCTGACCTCATGGACCGCAGGAACCGACCTTTCCGATGAGCAGGAAATGTTCGTCGGCGGGAAGATCATGGGTTTTGTCGGAGGCCTCGGGGATTACGGCGTCGTCTTCATGGAACGCGCAATCCACCGGATGAACTACCTGGGAGCCGATCCGACCTTCAGCTTCACGCCGATCTCGGAGGAATTGGGTTGTGCGGCGGAAGGGTCGGTTGCGGCATTCCAGCAGAACATCGTGTTTCTCGCTTGGGATGGGTTTTACCTTCTCCAAGGGGGTGAACAGCTGACTCCCATCGGAAAGCAGTTGGTGGATCAGTTCTTCTGGGCAGATGTCAATCAGTCCTTCCTATACCGGATTTCGGCAGCCTTCGATCCCCTTCTAAACGTCTACTGCATCTCCTATCCATCCTTGCTCAGCTCGGACGGGACACCGGACACGACCTTATTCTATTCGATGAATGCCCAACGTTGGTCCAAGGGTGAATTTGGGCTGGAGTTCGTTTTCAGCCTCCGAACGCAGACCGGATACAACACTGACACGATTGACGCGGTGATCGGCAACACCGACGCCACGACGTACAGCGTGGATACCTCTCTGTTCTCAGGATCGGGCAGAGCGACCATCGCCGCCTTCAGTAGCAATCACAAGCTGGAGACCTTCTCCGGCCCAAATATGGAGGCGATCATTGAGACGCAGGAAGTTGATCTGTCGCCTGGTCGGAGATCCAAGGCGCTCGGGGTGGTCCCGATCTGTGACGGCGGGACACTTTCAGCCGCTCTCGGCTACCGTGACCGGGTGAATGACTCTGTGACCTGGACCGCCTACAGCGCCCAGAACGCACAAGGGGTGTGCAAGTTTCGAAGGGCGGCGAGGTATACGCGGGTAAGGGTCAAGGTGGCCTCTGGAGGCACATGGAAGAAGCTTCAGGGGATCGACCCTCTTGGAGCACCGGAGGGGATGCGATGACCCGCCAGGTAACCCAGGTCCTTAACCCGAACGGCCGGAACGACGGGGTTAAGATCGCTCTTGCGGTAAATCAGATCCTCAAGGGCCGTCAAAACAACGTCATTGCCGACGTGACCTTGCGGGCCAATCAGGCAACGACGGTCATTACCGACCCCCGGCTTGGCGTGGATTCCGTCCTGGAGTTCATGCCCACCACAGCCAATGCCGCCGCCGTGCAAGGGTCAATATATGTGACCGCCCGGGGGACGGGGACAGCCACTATCAACCACACCAACAGCGCGACCGCAGACAAGACGTTTGACGTGAAAATCGGCTAGCAATATCTGTTGCGTATCAGCCACAGGTGCGGTAAAAATAGCACACAGGACCGGCCACCCCCATGAGCGCGTGTGGCAGGTTCAATGGACCCACAGCATTTTAGAGCGTTTCAGCCGTGCCCAATGTAACCGGGGGTGCGCGCGATACGTTTGGCGGCTCGGCTCAGGCTGGGGGGAATACCAGCGGCGGGCGCTCGGCTGCGGCGGATGCGGGTCGCGCTGCGGCGGGGGTCGTTAAGGGTCGTTCCTATCCCGGCTATGCCGGCCCGACCGTGATCAACGGCGCCGATCCGACCGTCAATGCGCCTTCTTACGGCCTCAGCTCGGCCGAAACCAAGCTTTACAACGACGCCAAGATGGCGCGCTACAACCGCGGTATTGGGGCGAGGATTTTCGACTTTTTCTCTCCCGTTAAGTCGGTCGATCCGCAGATTAATCAGCCCGCGAGCTACGCGGGCGGGACTTACCATTACGGGTTCAACCCTGTGGGGCTCGCGGTCGGGATGGCCGCGCCCTATGGCTCCGGCACCATTCTCGGCCCGGCCGCCGGCAGTCTTTACAACAGCATGGGCGGACACGATGTTGTCCTGACCGGTCCCGGCTCCGGTTTCTCAACTTCCTATCCTGATGGTGGACCGGGCTACAACTCCAAGACCGGGTATGGCGGCCCAAACACGCCGGGGGCTGATCCTCAGGGCAAGGGCAGCCAGAGCGGAACCCAGGCGCCGCATATCGCCGGTCCAGTCCAGCCTCCATCGCTCGGCCTCACCCCGTCTGCGCCAAAACCAACACCCCAGGCGCCGCAGACCCCCTTCATCTTCCCGCAGCCGACGCAGAGCTATTACGGCATCCCCGGCGGCTCTCCCTACGGCGTCAATCTGTTCGGGAGAACCGCATGAAGTGGTTTGCCAAAATCGAGGACGTTTCGACCTTCGCCCGTCTTCCCGGGGCTCTCCATCTATTGGAGGAATCCGCCAAGGCAACGGATGGGTGCCTAGCCGTTCAAGACATCATCGGGCTTACGATCTCCGGGGCCATTCAGCTTTGGGCTGGTGGTGACAAGGACGTGCATGGGGTCCTGCTTTCTGAAGCGAGGGATTTCCCTCAACAGCGGGTTTTCTACCTCTTCGGCCTCGCCACTGACGACTTTGCTGAGTTCTCCAAGCACCTCCCTGAAGTTGAGGCTTACGGCCTTGCTCTTGGTTGTCCGAAAGCCATGACGGTCAACAGCCGGGAGGGATTGAAAAAGCTCCCCGGCTACCAGATGACCGGAATTTGCCTCACCAAAGACCTCCATCATGAAAGGGCCGTCGCATGAGCTTTGGTGGCGGGTCCTCGGGTTCCTCGAAACAGGTCTCCACGGTCTCCAACGCGCCGTGGCAGCCGCAGCAACAGCCGCTCAAGGATATGTTCGCGGCAGCGAAGGGCCTCACCTTCAATTCTGACGGCTCAATCAAGCCCATCGCTCAATACCAGGGCCAGACATATGCGAGCATGGCGCCGGAGTCCTCGCGGGCGCTTCAGGCAATCACCGCGCGAGCCAATGCCGGTTCCGACGTTTCACGTGGAGCAAACGCGTTCGCCTCCGATGTTCTCTCTGGGAAGTATCTCAATCAAACGGCTCCGGGCTGGGATGCGGTCGTCGATAAAGCCCGTTCAGCCGTCAATGGGAATTACGGTGCGATGGGCCGGAGCAACTCCGGCTCTCATGACGCTGCCGTAAGCGGAGAAATTGGCCGGCTTGCCTATCAGGACTACGCCAACCAATTGAACCTGATGAACTCGGTTGCGGGCCTATCGCCGCAGCTCGCCGCTGCCGACTATGCGGACGCGGATCGTCTCAACGCAGTCGGTGCCCAGCGCCAACAGGAAGGCCAGAACCAGATTACGGCCGCTGAAGCCGCGTTCAACGGCCAGGTCCGGGCACCCTTCGATGCGCTACAGGCCTACCAGGACTTCATTTCCGGCACCTACGGCGGAATGTCCACGTCCTCGCAGCCGATCTTCAATCCGAGCGGTGTTCAGCAGGGCATCGGCACCGGCCTCGCCGCCCTCGGCACCGCCGCGAACATTTACGGCGCCCTCCGATGATCTCCACGCGCTCCCCCATCTTCGGAAGCCCGATAGCCCCTCAAGGCATTCTCGGCCTGTCATCGCAGCAGCTCGCGGACAGGAAGCGCCAGAATCAAATCAGGACCGTGGGCGACACCCTCACGGCTCTCGGCATCGGCTTAATGGGGCAGGGACCATCCACAACTCCACAAAGCCCGTTGCAGGGTCTCTCTCAAGGTCTTGGGCTTTCCCAGCAGCTCGCCCAACAGAGGGCACAGGAAGAACAGGACCAAACCCGCACCGACATGGCGCAAGCCCAGTTCGGCATGCAGCAGCAGCAGTTCCAGCGGGAGATCGCCAAGGACGACCGCGAGCAGATGCTTGCGCAGGCCCGTCAAGAGCAGATGGAAGCCCTGATCAAGGACCTCCCGCCTGATCAACAGGCTGCCGCCCGCGCTGCGCCGGATGAGTTCTGGAAGGCTTATGCGGAGGCGAAGTTTCCGAAGCCACAGAACGATCCCGCAGCGGTGCAGGAATATCAGTTCGCTGTATCTCAGGGCTACAAAGGCTCCTTGTTGGATTTCCAGAAGGAGAAAGCAGCAGCGGGTAGAGCCCCAGCCGACAGCAGCGGCATTTATGGCACGCCGATTCCCGGCACAGATGCTCAGGGCAAGCCAATCGTTATGGTCATCGGCAAGGACGGGCGTCTTCACGTTGCCGATACGCCTGATGGCGCGAGTGTCGCGCCGCAACTTCAGTGGCTCAACACTGGCACGAGCCAAACGCCTGTTCCTAAATACGGCGGACAGGACACGGCCGGCGCGTCGGCTGTTCCGATCGACAACAGCGGGAAGGCGGCGGCGGAGAAGTTCGGCACCGATACCGGCCAAGCGCAGTTCGA